CGAGCACCTCAAGGACCCGCAGCTCGTCCACCTCATTTCGTGGCTCTCGCACTTCTACTGGAACGCGGCGAAGATGTCCGAGGTTCCCTCCCCCGGCACGGTGCTCATCCTTGCCGGGCCGACCGGGATAGGCAAGTCGTTCTTCGCGACCGAGCTCCTCGGGCGTCTCATGGGCGGCTGGGACTACGCCGACAAGATGTACCTCGAAGGGTCGAGGTTCAACTCCGAGACGGTGAAGAAGCCCGTCCACGTCATCGACGACAAGCTCGGCTCCAAGACGCACCGCGACCGCTTGAAGTTCACCGAGGCGCTCAAGGTCGTCGCGGCGAACGGGCGCGTCCGGTGCGAGGCGAAGTTCGGCTCGGCGGTCGAGGGACTGCCGTGGCCCGGCAGGGTGGTGATCCTGTCGAACGTCGACTCGCAGTCGCTCTCGGTGCTGCCCGACCTCGACATGTCGACGAGGGACAAGTTCACGATGCTGCGGCTCGGCGGGGCGAAGTATTCCTTCGGCACCACGGACGAGAACCAGGCGTGGCTCTCCGAGGAGCTCCCGGCGTTCGCGAGGTTCCTGCTCGGCTGGAAGATACCTGCCGAGATCCGCGACGAGCGCTTCGGCGTCAAGGCCGTGCAGCACTCCGACATGGCGCAGGCGTCCGCCGAGAACGGTCTCACGCAGATTCTCGTCGACGTCCTCGACGCGTGCATCGAGGAGACGACCGGCGCGAAGGACGACAAGGACAGGGGCGACGCCGATGGCTTCGTCGTCGAGGGCCCGGCCGTCAAGGTGTTCAAGTGGATCAAGTCCGTGGACGACGCGCTCGCCCGCGAGGTGATCGACTCCCGGACGCTGCACCAGAACCTGCTGACGCTCCACAAGAGCGGCGGCTACAACATCAGGTACGACGAGCGGCTGCACCGCTGGTCGATACCCTACGTGCTGCGGAGGCAGAAATGAGTGCGAAGACCACAAAGACGGTGGCGCAGCCGAACGCGCTGCTCACGTTCGCGGGCGAGCAGGACATCGAGTTCTTCCGCGCGGCCCTGAAGGGCGTGGCGGACCTCGGGTCCGAGGAGAGCGGCGGGAGCCGCGAGCTGTCCCTGCGGGCGGAGGGCGACCGCATCGTCGTCGGGTACAAGAGGGAGACGGACGTATGACGAAGAAGGAAGTGGCGAAGGAATGGCGGGCGCTTCTGACGCGGGCGATACGCAGCCTGCCGGACATCGAGTACAGGTGCGCCGGCGCCCACGAGGACTTCACGACGCAGGTCGAGCGCGACCACGAGGCCCCGGCCTTCCGCGGGGAGCTCGGGGCCCTCCACACCATAGAGCTCACCGCAGAGGAGGAGCCGTCATGAACGAGGCGCAGGAGTGGGCGGCGTACGTCGCCCGGGTGAACGCGGTCGAGGCGGCGAAGGCCGCGTCGAAAAAATCTTCCGAAAATCCGACTTCGGCACTTGACGCCGACGGCGGTGATATGATACAATACGGGGCGAAGTCATGAAAGTGTTTGTCGGCATAGATCCCGGAAAGGACGGGGCGATGGCGTTTCTCGGATGGAGACCGTCCGAGCCGGTGATCGTCTCGTTCGACGAGCTGGTGTACGCGGACAGGCTGTGGCGCGTGTCGCCGAGGATGCGCACGGTTGCGGAGCAGGAGCTGAACGCGATGATGCGCGTCGACGCCATCGAGACGTTCGCCGTGGTCGAGCACGTGAACGCCATGCCCGGCCAGGGCGTGACAAGCTGCTTCTCGTTCGGGAAGAACTTCGGGTTCATCCTCGGCCTCTTGACGGCGTGCCAGATTCCGTACCAGCTTGTCCGCCCGCAGGTGTGGAAGAAGGAGTTCGGCTGCACGTCCGACAAGAACACCTCGATCGAAGTCGCGCAGCGGCTGTACCCGAACGCCAACCTCTACCGCACGGAGAGATGCACGAAGCCGCACGACGGCCGGGCGGAGGCGCTGCTCATGGCGGAGTACGCGAGGAGGCTGCATGGACAACCCTAACGAGTCCATCCTCCTCACCGAGCACGGCACCCCGATCGGCGAGGTCGTCGTCGCGGACAACTCGTCCGTGCCGCCCGCGCCGACCGAGGCTTCCGTCTCGGAGAACAGGGAGGCGCTCCTCAAGTCGACGGCGGCGGAGCTCACGGGAGACCCGGACGGCGACAAGGCCGTGGCCGAGCTCTATCCGTCCTACGCCGACGCCGAGAAGCGCAAGTCGGCGATGGTCGCGTACGTGACGAAGGGCCTCGCCATAAAGGACGTGGCCGCGCTCGTGGGCGTGCCCGAGCGCACCGTCTCCATCTGGGCGTACAACTTCGGCTGGGACCGGCTCCTCAAGCAGGAGCTCGCCGCCCGGCAGACGCAGAGCGTCATGGAGCTCGCCAAGGTCCGCGCCGAGAAGCGCACGCAGATCGTCGAGGAGCAGCTCGAGCAGGCGAAGCAGCTGCGCGACAAGGCGATCGAGAAGCTGCACAGCGGCGAGACGAGCGTCAAGCCGGCCGCGGAAGCCTGGGCGGCCGCGGCCAAGATCGAGCACACGCTCACCGGGCTCTCCGAGGCGGGCACCGTCGCCAACCTCGACGGCGAGGACCCGGAGAAAAAGAAGGCGGAGGGCAAGCAGCCCCTGGTCGCCGTGATAGTCGGCGGGGGCCTTCCGCCGATAAGGAGGCACGAATGAGCAACCGGGACCCCAAGCAGGCCGGGATAACGAAGTACTGGCGCGTCGGCTACGACGACCGGTGCGTCCTCCGACAGGTCACGAGGCAGTCCAAGGAGCGCGTCGACACCCTCCTGGACGGGCTGTGGACCGTGATAAGCACGCGCCGCCGCACGAAGCTCGTGGGGTTCGGCGTGTTCGAGTGGAAGCCCTATCGCCGGCGCCTGCCGACGGGGGCGATGATAGAGACATGGCGGCTCGCGTTCAAGCCGGGCCGCTATCTCGAGAAGTACAACGGAGGTGCGAAGTGAAGACAGTAGTGGCATGGGTCGTCGGAATCTGGACGCCGCTCCAGCTTGCGATGCTCGCGGTGAAGATGTGGGTGAGGACGGACTGGCACTGGGCCGTCATCCTCATCCCGAGCGAAGTGCTGGGCGTCGCGCTCGTCGTGGTCGTCCTGCTCTTCCTGTACGTGATATGGTCGCTGGGACGCGGCTGGGAAGGGCTGGACGACTGATGGACATCGTGGACGAACTGATGACGCCGGGGTGCCCGCAGTGCGCGGTGAAGCACCTGTCGGCCGCACTGTACCACAGGGCGCACCTCGTGGGCGGGGGCGAGGACCTGCGCCCCGACCCGTACCTGGTCGACGTGTGCGTCGCGTACATAAACCTCGTCGAGGTGAGGGCGGGCTACCGTTCGCATCTGTGGTACGCCGTCGGCGCGCTCGTCCGGGCGGAGGAAAGATTTGCGCCGAGGATCGGCGGGTGCGTGGCGCGCGAAGCGAGGCTCATGCTCGAGCAGTACGGCGAGTGTGCGCTCATCGACGCGCTCAACTGCATCGAGGCGGGGACCGCGCCCGGCCACGAGGAGTGGGCCGCCGCGCATTACGCCGAGGCGATGCGCGAGCTCCCGGCCATGCAGGCCGCGATGAGGATGGACGACCTGATCGGGTCCATCGAGCGCATACGTGAGGAGTATTTCATTACGGATCAAGAGGTCGCCGTCGCCACCTCCACAGAAGGCGCGGGGGAAGGAGGTGAAGAAGCGATGGCGACGAAGAAGGCAGCGAAGGCCAAGGTCGACCCGAAGGCCGCGCAGGCGGCGTGCAAGGGCGGCAAGGCCAAGAAGGCCGCGTGCAAGGGCGGCAAGTGCAAGAAGTAATGCTTCTGCAAACGTGGCGTCCGGGCGGGGTTCCTACTCTGCCCGCCCGGACGTCTTCACCAGAGTAGGAAACCAAGGAGAGTGACAATGAGCAAGAAAAGCTGCAAGTGCAAGCTGATGGTGTTCGGGGAGCCGTGCTACCTCGAGCACAAGTTCGACGACGTGGACAGGGCGACCGTGTCGAGGAAGTCCGCGATGGCGAAATTGATTACGGCGACGGTCAAGGGGCTGTCGACGAAGAAGGACAACATGTACGTGTACCGCGTCATGAAGACGACGGGCAAGTTCGACGGGAAGCCCCGGACGAGCTACGTCGCCCACGTCGCGATGGGCCTAAACGGCCCCGGCCGGCAGGAGGACTACCTCGCCGCGATGCGGAGGCTCGTCACGTGCAAGACCGTGAAGATGCGGATATTCGACGCGTGGATCGACGCGGCGGACGACCTCGTGGACGTCCTCGTCGACTGCACCGACGCCGCGGACATGCTGAAGAAGGAGCCCGCGAAATGAAGATGCAGGAGGTGATAGCGAAGCTGCGCGAGGAGGCGCCGCTTCTCGACAAGTGCGCGAAGGACGTCGACGAGACGTTCCAGAAGGCGTGGGGCCTCTTCGACGACTTCCGCAGGGCGGAGTCCGAGGCCGGCCAGCGCCTTCTCGCCGACGCCGTGTGCGCCGCGCTCAACGAGTTCGCGGGCAAGTACCGCACGCTCCGGTGCTCGGTCGAGACCGTGTGCATGGTGAACGCGGAATACAAGGAGAAGCTCGGGCCGAGGAAGGCGAAGCCGAAGGACGACCCGAGGCAGCAGGACCTCCCGGGGTTCGAGCCCTCGCCCGCCTCGCAGGCCGCCAGCGCCAGCGCCCGGATCGCCGGAGGGGGGCACGGATGACGCACGTACGCACGAAAGAGGGGCTCAAGCAGTCCCCGAGCGAGGACGTCGTGAACCGCCCCAACCACTACGCGCCTAACGGACGCGACTCCTTCATGCACATGAAGGACCAGATGGGGAAGGAGGCGTTCGACGGGTTCCTGCAAGGGAACGTGATCAAGTACGTCCAGCGCTACCAGTTCAAGGGCAAGCCGGTCGAGGACCTGGAGAAGGCGATGTTCTACCTCTTCCACCTGTACCTCGACAACGGCGGCGCGCAGGAGCGGATCGTGAAGACCGCGAACCACGCCTGGGAGCACTTCAAGCCGGAGGAGAAGTGATGCCGAGCTACGATATAGGCTGGGCCCTCCGTGGCATGAGGCACTTTGGCCAGAAGATGCGCCGCCAAGGGTGGCGCGACAAGCGCAAGTTCCTCTGGTTCAAGCCGCCGGTCCAGATACAGGCCGACTGGTGCAAGGACCCCAAGCTGAAGAAGCTGGCGGAGGACAACGGCGGGGCCATCGACGGGCTCGGGACCATCTGCATGTATCTCGTGGTCGACGACGTGCCGACGATCCTCACGGGCTGGCACCCGACGCCCTGCGACCTGTTGGCCGAGGACTGGGAGGAGGTGGAGTGATGGTCGACATCGAAGCGATCAAGGAACGGCTGCGCGCCCTGTACGGGCTCGCGTGGTTCACCGACGAGCAGTTCGACAAGCTCGCCAGGTATCTCGTGTTCGCCGGGGTCGCCATGCCCCTCCTCGAGAACTACAGCGGGTACATGATGTGCTACCTGAACGCACCGGCGTCGGCGGGCCACCACCTCGCCGTGAGGGGCGGGCTCGCCATCCACTCGATGAACGTGACCGACCGGCTCCTCCAGCTGACGGGCGACCTCAAGATCGCCTGGTCGGACTCGGGCTCGCCCTACGCCATCGGCATGTGCCACGACCTGTGCAAGATGCAGGCGTACGACTTCAAGGCCGGCGACAAGGAGATCTTGAAGCTGCGCCCGATGTTCCCGGGGCACGGCACGCTCTCGGCGATGCTCGCCCCCGACTTCCTCGGGCACCCGGTCTCGTACGTCGAGCGGGTGTGCATCGTGTACCACATGGGCGCATGGCGCGTCGGCGAGGAGTACGACGTCAGGCATCTCGACGCCGCCGTCTCCGAGTTCCCGCTCGAGGTCATCGCGACGCACACGGCTGACATGCTCGCGTCGCAGTACGACGAGGTGGGGAAGTGAGCCCCGACGAGGTCATGTTGAGGAACGCGCGCAGCGGCAAGGACATCACGCCCGTCTGGGACGCGATGACGAGGCCGCTCACGCCGGAGGAGCAGGCGGCGTTCGGCCGCCAGCCCTCCATGTTCCGCCTGCCCGACCCGTGCCCGTTCGTGAAGCTCGGGCCGGGGCGGCGCGGGCGCGGAGTCGAGATAACGATAGGGATAAAGGGCACTTTCTGATGTGCGACCAGGACCTCATACCGAAGCGCCCCCGCGGGCGCCCCGTCCGCGGGATGGAGCACGGACTCGACCCGGTGCCGGGCGCGAGGAAGGACTCCGCGAAGTGCCGCGAGTGCCCCAAGTGGGACGGGAAACGGACGTGGTGCCCGCTCCGGGCGGCGCCGTGCAACGGCTTCGCCCCGGCGTGCAGGTACGGCACGGTCCTCATAAGGGCCAAGAGACAGGCGGACAGGAGAAACAATGGCAAATGA